GGTGAACTTGTCGATGATTGTCGTGACGTTGTTCGCGGTGTATTGCGTCGTCTGCGTAGCCTCGACAATCTTCGCAGGCACAAGAACTTTAACGGTGACTGTCATAGTTATGCCGACTGGAAGTAGAAGATCGGGGTGTTGTTAGCCGATTGGCTGTTGCTTACGATAAATGTCGTAGGCGGGTTGTTGCTAAGGTCAGCGGGGGCCGTAATTGCGCCCGTAGCAGAAAGACTGGTGTAGGCGATGTCTGTCAGCGTGGGAGTCGCAAACGCCGACTGCGACCGCGCGATAACGCCCACCGCAGTATTGGATGGTGACTGCACCATCGGGGGCCATGACGCTTCAACAATCGAGAACCCGAAGCAGAACCAGTATTGCGTCTGCGCTGCAAAGGCATACGTCGCGTTGTGCCAGTAATACTTGGTCGTAACGTCAGTGCCGGTTGTGGCGCTGGGCGGGGTGAACACGCCCGAATCGACAAGGATGTTCCCCGGCAACCCGTTGTTGTCCGAGTAAACGATGATGCGAAAAACAGCGGTGGTCGTCAGCGCCGAAGATGCCGTCGTGCGGATGCCCCAGCGGGACATCGTGAACCCTTTGGCAAACGCACGCGGAAGGAACACCGCTTTGGTTGAAGGTGTTCCAGTCCAAGCAGTAGGGGAACCACCTTCCATGCTGGTGGAAAGTTGAAACAGGTTGGTGCCCGTCTTACTGTAGGAAGCAGTCGGCAGCGAGTTGTAGATCACAAGCCCCGGTGCTACTGATGTGGTGGGGACCAGCGACGTAATGTTGGAGATCGTGGCTTTCGAGGTCACCCCGCTCTGCACCACCGGGATGAGTTCTGTACCCGCCAGCGGTGTAGTTGCGGCGGGCAGATCGGAGATTTTTACGCCTGACATAGCTTAGATTCCGTAAGTAACGGTGAAGCGAATCACATCGCTGGTAGCCCATGTGATCGGCACCGTAGGACTCCAAATACCAGTGCCGGTGGCTTGCAATCGCGCTGTGCCGGGGCTTCCCGCCAGCACTTGTACAACCCCGGTTGTAGCCGCACCGCTTGCGCTTGCGTCAGTACCGTAAACAGCGCCAACGTGGACTGATGGGCTGGCAGACATGCGGGGCAACGAAAAGGCGTAGTTGCCTGTGCCAAAGGTCGTCGTACTGCCCATGATGACCTCATACGTCGCGGTCACTATTGACCCGGATCGTGCGTACCATCCGCGCAGCGTACCGTCACCGATGGTCGGGTTGGTAGTCGCAGCAGTCCATGTCGGCGTGAACGATACCGATGGCGCGCTGATGAGGTTTTCTTTGTTGGTGGTGTTGTCGGTCACCGTGCCGTTGAAGTAGCACCCTTCGATGGATACCGGCACCGTGCCCAGCACAATCGTAAGACTGGGTGCGAACGCGCAGCCAGTGAACGTAACGCCTTTGCCGCGAATGTCCATCGTGGTTTCATTGACACCAACGCGACTGTTCGCGCACAGGAACGCGCGGGACTCATCCGACAGAAGAATCTCACCGCAAAACGAATCTGAAATGAACAAGTCATTGCAGCCACCGACCGCGATGAACTTGTTGCCGCCGGTTTCGATCTGCTGGAACTTGCGAGGCTTTGCGCTAAGTTCGGCTGCGTCTTGAACCTTCACCGCGTAGTTGCCCGCAGTTGAGCCGTTATAGCGGTAGATGAGCAAATCCGAAAACGAGGATTGCGACCCTGAGCCGGTCAATTCAAACTCGATGCAGAACCCAGCGAAGTCTACAATTTTGCACTCGGTGATAACCTGTCTGCCGTCAGCGCCTGAGATGACAATGCCGCGCCCTGTGTAAGTCGCGCCCTGCCCTTCCAAGTACAACCTGTGCATCTGCGCGCCTTCGCCAAACGCGATAAGGTCGCCGCTGAAACCCTTCTTGATTTGCGTTGTGTACTTGGAGTCGCCGTACATCTGCACATTGGTCGGCACTGTCAACGCAGATTGGACTAGGTACACCCCGTCAGGGAAGTGAACTGCTTTTGCGCCCGAGTTGAGCGCGCTTTGAATCGCACCCGCATCGTTGGTTGTACCATCACCGACAGCGCCAAAGTCCTTGACGCTTACCGACTCTTGCAGTTTGGCTTGCACTGTGCGGTCAGTAACGCTGCCCGCAGCGGTATAGCTGATCGCAGACGCAGACAGACCAGTCGAGCCGGTGTCTTGCGAAGTGATGTTGTCCCAACTGCCGATCTGCGTGCCGACCGAATTGGTCAGGATAAACTTGTAGCCAACACCGTCAGTGAGCCAAATCTGCCCCGACACGCGCCCCGCTGCGTCCAGCACGATGGGGTTGCTGTTGGCAGTCAGACCAGTGACGCTGGTGTAGGTGGTGGCGGGTGTGGTGGTGCCTGCTGCATAGCTATACAGCAGACCCCCGGTCAGGACATCACCGCTATTGTCGAAGAACTGCCAGCCGCTACCGGCTAACAGAGACAGAGATACGGTCATATCGTGACCTCACAAACTGAGAAAAGGACGGAGGGGATCGCAGGCGCGGGGGCAATGGTCGGCAACGAAACGATGCTGATGCCCGTGTCAGTCACGCTCCACATCAACTCGAAATAGTCGTTCGCCGCCAGTTCCAGCACAAAGTTCCACGCGAGAACTTGGTCATTTCCCGCACCCTTAAATTCTACTCGGGTTGCTGAGTTGGGTATATCAGTACCGTTCACCCGTGCCCACACATACATGTAGTGGCTGGCGGCAGAGGTGGTAGATGCTTGAAGCGAGAACTGGAAGTTGTACGCGCCCGCGTCGTTGACGATCACCCGAGAGGTGGGCGTGCCGATTCGGATGCCCTCCGCAGCAGATGTAGAGTTCAGCGTGACTGCGTAGGCGGTGTTGATGACGGCAGCATTCTGCGTCGTCGTGTCGTAGAACGATGCGTAGTGCAGCGGTCGAGGCAGCACCACCGGAGGGTTGACCGCTATGGCTTCCAGTTCGCTCTGTAGCGCCGAAAGCTGCGCCTGCAACTCCGTACTAGCCAACGGCAGTACGTTATCCTCGGCTGGGTACAGGTTCTGAAAGCTGGGGCCGAGTTGCAGATCGGTGATGGACGTTGTGTTAGCCCCGTCGCCAACTAAGCGAAACAGCGTCAGGAAGAACTGATACCACTCCCGCGATACAAACCCCGAGCGCGGGTCTAGGAACGCGATCCTCGGAGGTGTAATCAGCGTAGTCGGACTAGGCATTAGTCGGACTCACTTCCAAATGCGCGCCCACGATGGTGATCTTCACCGGATCAGTACCGGAGATTTCGTACACACGATCCCGCAGCTTGGTCGTCATGCCGAGTCGCCGCCATATCGTCCGGTGGCCGTACTGACCGATGCGGCCCATCGAGCGCCAGTGTTCGTTCGACCATGTGTGCCCACCGTCATCCGACCAGCGCAGCATGACCTCGGACTCCGACCCCTGCACCGCAGGAGTGTAGGCAAGCAGCAGATCAAGACCGGACTCGGTGATGATCGTGTCCTCGGTTTCGGCAAGTATCGTGATGTAGACCTCAGCGCCCTCTAGGCCGACACCCGCCTCGCAATCCAGTTGCAGCGAGTGGTGAGCGGTGCGCTTTAGGTTGTTGTCGCCGGGAGAGATGGCTCGCCATGATCTGAGCCACCGCTGCGCGATACCGTTGTCGGAGTAGTAGTCGAGGTCGAATGCGTACAGGTTGCCGTTGTCGTAATCCCCGACCACCACCTCATTGTTGAACGCAGCCTGACAGTTGCTGCGGTGGCGAAGGAACTCACCCGTCAGCCCGTTGTAAGCTGCGCGCTCATGCCATGAGTTCGTTGTAAGGTCGAGAACCCATGTCTTGTTCGCAGACGGGAACGTCAGGACGTAGAAGAAGTGACCGTCCTGCTGGTAGGTGTAGCCAATGGCATCCGAGATGGTGCCGTACTGCTGAATCTGCCACTCAACAGCGTGCGTGCTGACACGCTGCCCCGAGTAGCCATTGGCGCGGTAAACAACCCCTTGACCCCGCGCGTCTGCGCCGAGCCAAAACAAACTGTTGTCCAGTTTGGCAATCGAGTATGTGGCTGCGCAGCCGATCTCGTTGAACGCGCCTTGGATGCGCGACAGCGGGAAGTCCGGGTCGCCCGAGTTGTACCAAACCTCAACCGAGTTCTGTCCGAAGAGCCACACCTCGCGGTGGTCAACGATCATGCCGACCAAGTTGTCGGGCGAGCCTTCTGCGCTGGCAAAGTCCAGCGGGTCAACCGAGGTGCCGTCGAACAGCGTAGTAACCCACACGCTTTGCGAGTTGGGTTGGATGTAAACGAAGTACCCGTCCAAGAACCCGACTTGGAGCGCGCCCTCGAAGTCCGGATCAGTGATCGGGCCGAATACGTCGGTCGAGGTGTTGTAGATGTAGCTACCGTTAGTACCCGCAGCGATGAAAATCTGCGTGCCGTTGTCCACCATGCTGACAGGCCCAGTGCCCGCAACAGTACCTAGTAACAATGATGTATAGGTGCTAGTGACTTTGTAGAACTGGGTGCCCGACACAACGTACAGGAACCCGTTGTGATACCACATGCCCCGCACTGGGCCGATGCCTACGGTGCCGAGCAGACGCAGCCCCGGCGCGCGGCTCAGGAACCCTGCTTCTTTTCCGCCCTCGGGAACCGCTTCGGGGAACAAGTTGACCATCCGGTTGTCCGCAGCATTGACGCTGCGGGCAACGTAACTTGCTCCAAGAATCGGGGTCTTCATCAGTAATTACCGGCAAAGACGTTGAATCGCTGGCGCGAGGCAACAATCGAGTACGGCATCGACATGATGTCCATGCCATTGTTGGTGCGCTTGAGGTTGCGCTTCGATGCCATTGCGATGCGCTTGACCTGTGGCGAAGGCTCCACACCAAACTCAGGCGCAAGCTCACACGCAAGGTTGTACCGGAACGCGCGCATGTATCCCGGCGGGAACACCAAGACGGTAGACAGGTTCGCCGGTTGCGTCAGTTCATACGGGGAGATGAAGTGCCACTCAAGGTCGCGGATCGGCACAGGATAGACGTACATGTCGATGTGCGGCATGTCCATGTTGATCCATATCACCTGCGGATAAGTGCTGGTGACCGTCTTGACCGCGATGCCGTCGTACTGCTGCTGATTGATGATCTTGATGCCATACGACACATTGGTCGCCGGATCGCGGAAGTATGTCGAGTCATCGAGCATCACCGGACGATTACCGACAAAATCACCACCGGGGCCGAGCGTGCGACTGCGCACTCCAGCAGGCCAAGTGAACACCTGATCCTGCGTCGAGTAGATCATCAGATGCTCTGTACTCCAAGAGTCGAGCATCTGATTGAGCGCCACTAGCGCATCGTTGGCGGTTTCTGCGGACGGAGACTCACCTTCGGCAAGCTGACCGATGAGCCGCAGAGCGCCGTAGATTTGGTCACTGGCGGTTGTCATACTCGGGTTCCTTACGCTTGCGGCGAGCCAATTGATTCACCGGAGGGGTGTCCTTCTCAGGAGTATACCGCTGCCAGCCGTTCAACTCATCCCGATCCGCTTCTAGCTCGGAGACAGCAACTTTGTTGCCGTGCTTTGGATGCTGTAGGTAGATGACCATAGAAAAAAGGGGGCATTGCTGCCCCCCTTTCCATTGCTGTTACTGCACTTAGGAGAGCCGGTACAGAGTCCAAGCACCGTCGCCAGTCTTGCGTGCGCGGAAGTGACCCGACACGTTAGTGGCAACAGCCATCGAACCGACCAGCGTCCAACCAGTGTTGGTCGTGACCGTACCGGTGCCTGCGCCCAGTGCGATGACGTAGAAGTCAAACGCGCTGTTGTTGTAGGCAGACGATGCGAGCAGTTCCAAGTTTGCAACGGTGGGCAGTTGCAAGTTGTTGGCACCAGCATTGTTGTAAGTAATCAGACCACCAGCAAGGTCTGTACTCAGCAACGGAGCGGCGGCAGCGGTATAGGCTGCGGGAGTTGATTGAGGGGCGAAGATGATTTCGCCTTGGTTACCGTCACCAACTTGGTAACCACCAGCACCATTCGGGAAAGGCATGATTCAGTTCCTTTTAGATATTGCCGTCAGTGATCGTGCTATCGGGGCGCGCGACCAAGACTGTGTAGACCTGTGCTGCGGTCGGGGTGATACCTGCGGCAGTGAAGTTGCCAAACGAGATTGCCAGCGTGTTCGCTGCTGACACTCGCGCGTTGACAATTCCAAGGCCAGCTTGGTTGGTCGGCTTGATGACGCTGACCCAATCCCCGACCTGCAAACCGTTAACCGTGAACGTCTGTTCCGCAGTCGTGTTTGCTGCCACCAATGCTGGTGTCAGCGTGACGCTGATGACAGACGCCTTAACTAGGTTGCCAGTGTTGTAGGACATGAATCATCCCCACATCCGACAAGCCATCTGCGGACGGATTGTCGAGTAACCGTACAGAACGTCGATCCTGCAAGGCAGACGATCATTGTTGATGTCGTACTGGCGAACAATACGCATCGAAATGCCGTTGTGAACTTGACGCGAGGCCATGTCCACGCCTTGAGGCATCAGCAGGTCAGCAGTAGCGAAGGTGATCGCGTCCTTGTGGTACACAAGGTTCTGCGGGTACTGAGTCAGGGCGTTGCCGAGCATCGTGACCACAGCGGTAGCCTGCGGGAACGAATTGACCGTAGCCAGTGCCGAAGACGAGGTGTAGATCGCGGGGCTAATCGACAGGGTGGCCGTCGAGGTGCCGGTAGCAGCAGCAGTCACAACGAACTGTTGCAGCGAGCCGGTGGACTCACGGGTCTGCGGGTTAACCGCGAATACACCAGCGATGGTGAACACATCGCCCACGTTCCAAGTCTTACTGGAACCAGTGAAGCTGATCGGCAGCGAGGTGGTGCCTTGCGCGCTGATGGTGCCGGTCGAGGTGATCGTCGTGCCCCAGTCACCAGTCGTGTGAACCTTGATCGACTGCGACATGTTGATCTCTTCGTAGCCCAGCACGCCAGTACCCATCATGCCGGTCTTGAACTGGCGCGAGATGGTGTCGGTGGGGTTGAAGAAGCCCTTCATGCCTTCAACCAGCGCAGCGTTGGCAGCGGGGTTGACGGTGGCGTAGCGCGGCGACATCACAGCAGCGGCTTCGTTCA